AGGCCGCAGGGCTGACAGAGGATGCCCATGCGGTGACAGCCCGCATCAGGCGTCTAAACAAGGAGTATAAGGCGTTCAGCGAGGCGGCGGGACTGCCGTTGCAACGGGAAAGGATGAAGGTATATGAAGAAGTAAAAACTGTTGAAAAACCTGCTGCTCGTGATACAATGGAGAAAATGAGCGGTGGGGGTTCTCCTGTGCATACTGTTGGAAGAATTGATGTTGAGAAATACAAGGTAGTTACAGATAAAATCCAGACAGATGAAGTCATTATTACTGATGAGCGGATCGAACACATCAGAGAACGTCACCCAAATGACTTTGAACTGTATTCACAATACCTAAAACAGATTGTAGAAGAACCTGATTATATTCTGGAGGCCAATAAGCCCAACACAGCATTTCTTTTGAAAGAGTTTCTAGAGGATGATGAAAGATTCCAGCTTATTTTGAGGCTCGCCGTTGAAGGGGATATTCCGGGATATAAGAATTCCATCATTACGTTCCTCAAAGTGGAAGAAAAACGCTATCGAAGATACTTGCGCACAAAGAAAATCCTTTACAAGTCCGAATAAAGCGGCTATAATCTAAGTAGAATAGAATGGTTCTTTGAGGTGGACAATTTCGTGGCATCCACACGCCGATGGTACTGACAGGGGAAACCCGAGAGATGCAGGAGAACGCCACGCCTGCCAAAGAACCAAGCTACAAGGGAGGGGAGCCGCAGAGATGTGGCCCCCTTTTCCCTTTTGAGGTAATATCATGGATGAAAAAGCTATAGCCATTATTAAGGCTATTGTAGAGCGTGGAAATGACGCTGTAGTCCGTAAAAAGGGTGATGGGTACATCATCCAAGAGGACAAAAAGAAAATTGTATATCGCTCCTCCGATTGATTGGAATCGGAGAAGGACCGTTGGGGTCAACTGCTTACAAATCGTAGGCGGTTGGCCCTTTTCATTTTGACCGGACCGAAGTCGCTAAACTACGGGAAAATCAATCAATTTTGGCTATCCGCAAGCCTAAAAGTGCGGGGCGGTGGGTCACGGCAACGACCTAAAAAGCCTAGCCGCAAAGGAGATAGTATGAAAACCGAAGAACTGCTTGAAATTGGACTGACAGAGGAACAGGCAAACAAGGTGCTTGTCATTAACGGAAAGGACATTGAGCGCTACAAGAAGGCGGCGGAGACGGCGAAAACTGATTTGACCGCAGCGCAGGAACAGCTTGCCCAGCGGGATAAAGACATGGAGGAACTGAAAAAGTCTGCCGGTGATGTGGACAGCGTCAAGCAGCAGCTTGCCGAATTACAGGCCAAGTACACCACGGAGACTGAGCAGTACCAGAAGCAGATTGCAGATCGGGATTATTCCGATGCAGTGAGCCGGGCGATTGCAGAAAAGGGTGTGAAGTTCAGCTCCAAGGCGGCGGAAAAGGCGTTCATTGCCGACCTGACCGCTAACCGCCTGTCCGTCAAGGATGGCGCTCTGGATGGTTTTGAGCACTATCTGAAAGCCCAGCAGGAGAGCGACCCGACAGCATTCCAGAGCGACAAGCCCAGCCCCACCTTTGTCAAGCCCGTGGGTCCTGGCGGGCCTCCATCCAACGAGAGCAAGGGGGCCATGTACGCCAAGCAGTTCAACCAAATGTACACACCAAACAACACGAATAAGGAGTGAAACGAATGTCTCATTTTTACCGAGTGAATGGCACGTTCCGGCCCAACTTCCTGGAGAGCGAAGTGGGCCTCGTGCTGAAAACCTACCAGATTCCCAGCACCATGGGCGTTGAGGATGAGTATGGAAACAAGACCGTTGCCGCCGGTACGGTCTATCCCTCCAATGACGCAAGCGCCGTCGGCATCGTGTTTACCGACGTTGACGTGACCCATGGCGACCATGAGGGCAGTGTGATGCTGGCTGGCCGCGTGCTGAAGGAGCGGCTGGACGTGCAGACTGCCGCAGAGACCCCTCTGAAGGCGTCCGGCATCGTGTTTGTGGACGCCCCCGAGGTGTCCCGTGGCTACATCGTGACCTATGAGAAGGATGACGGAACGGGCACCCCCCCGGTTGATCCCAATGAGTACCAGGATGGCAGCTATGCCCCTGTCTCTACGGATTATCCGCTGACTAAAGCCAGCAATACACAGACCGGATGGGCCCTATCCAGCGGCGGCCTTGCCGTAACATCGGTCAAGGTGACCAAAGACACAAAGCTGTATCCTGTGTGGACTCCCTCAGTTTAAAGGAGGATTGACAAATGTCTGATATTTTAACCCTTATTTCCGATTCCGACAGACTGGATTTTTCCCAGAATCTGTCCGTTGCACGCCCGGCCTACCTGGGTGACCGGATTTTCCCTGACCAGAAGACCGAGAATCTCAAGGCGGAGTATCTGCGGCTGGCAAATGGTGCCACCTTGCCTGTGATGGCTACTGTCCACGCCTTTGATACCGAGGCGGAAATCGGCTCCCGGCCCACCTTTGACAAGATGGAGGTCGAGAAGCTACTGATCAAGCGCAAGATCAATCAGACCGAACGGGTGCGTTTGCTGTCTGAATCTGGTGTTCACGCCGATGACGCCATCGTGCGCTATGTCTTTGACGATATGCGTCTGATGGCGGATGCCGTGAAGGTGCGCACCGAGGTCGCCAAGATGGATGTGCTTTCCACCGGTAAGATGAATATCAACGAGAACCGTCTGAAGATGACTGTTGATTATGGCGTCCCTGCCGAGAACCTGTCCTTTGACTTGGACCTGTCTGCCGATGCGGATATTATTGGACAGATCCAGGCCATCGTGGACCAGGCCGCCGATATGGGTTATACCATCAACGAGGCCATCACCTCCAACAAGGTGGTCCGCAAGCTGGCCACAAACAAGGGCATCCAGACCATTATTTTTGGCTCCATCGGTCAGGGCACTTATGTTCCCAACGAGCGGTTGCGTGGCCTGTTCTCTCAGCTCTTTGGATTCGGGACCATCACCACCTACGACCTGCGGTATAAGACGCAGCAGGCGGACGGCACCGAAAAGACCCATCGCTTCTACCCGGAGGACAAGATCACCTTTACCGCTGTACCTCAGATGGGCGTCGGCCTGTGGGGCGTGTCTCCCGAGGAGGCGGAGTACGGCCAGTACAACGAGAAGTCTGCGAATCAATTCATTACCATCACTCAGTGGGCGACCCCCGACCCTGTTGCTCTATGGACGAAGGCGACCGGCCTGTTCATCCCGGTCCTGCCCGACCCCAATGGCCTGTTTGTGGCCTCTGTAAAGCCTGACGAGACCTCGGGGGGTTAAATGAGCTGTTGAGCACGGCTTCGCTCTCCACGCCCGACTTTTCCAGCATGACCAAAGCTGAATTGCTGGATTATGCGGACGAGAACGGCGTGGAGGGCGTCAGCAGCTCCATGAGAAAGGCCGATATTTTAGCTGTGCTCCAGGGGGCGGTCTGATGATCTACGCTGATTACAGCTACTACACAAACGTGTACTGGGGAAACTCCATCACGGCGCAGGACTGGACCAGGATGGCAACTAGAGCAAGTGCGTTTCTGGACTACGCCACAATGGGCCGAGCGGCAAAACATCCCAACCTGGATGAGTTGAAAATGGCTTGCTGTGCGGTTGCGGATGATTACCAGACAATTGAGAACGCCAGAGTATTGGCAAATAAGAGCTTGTCTGCCGCAACCAATTCTAGAGAGACAGGAGAACTGCAAAGCCAGACCGTGGGGAGTTGGTCTAAGACCTACCGCTCCGGTGGCTCCAGTGCAAAAGAGGCCATAAGCGCAACAGAAAGCGCACATGCCGCCCTTATGAATACGGCGCAGATGTACCTTGCCGGAACGGGGCTTTTACGGGCAAGGGGGTTTTACGCTTGAGTATGTTCCCGCACACCGTGACGGTTTATAACACAGAGACTGAAGAACTGTCGGAGAACGATTTTGAACCTACCTTGGTCAACCACATCACCGTCCTGCGGGGCGTACTACTGGACGCCTCCAAGGGCTCCAACGTGACCAAGAGCGGCCTGGAAGGGGCAGACGCGGTAAACCTCTATATCCCGGTTGGCGTGGAGGCTGTGGACGGCGTGACCGGGCAAAAGAAGAAGTATATCGGACCTGTCGAGTTCTGGAGGGCGGATGATAAAGCTGCTCTGTGGACGCTCTCCGTGGGCCGCAACTGCTTTTTCGTCAAGGGAGAGGCCGTACACCCGGACTGGACGGTGCAGACCATAGAGGCCGCTTATGACGATGTCTACGACGTGACCAAGGCGGACTTCAAGGACTTTGGTGGGGAAATGAGCCACTGGGAAGTGGGTGGCGTATGAGATGCTGACATTTAATGTCCACACTGAAGGAATGGAGGCTATCAAAGACAAGTTGGCTGAGGGGTGCACCAAAGCGGAGCATGCTGTGGCGATTCAGATCCGCAAAGACACCTCGCCTTATGTCCCTGCCTTGACAGGGGACCTAGACCGGAGAACAAGGGTGGATGGTTCCAAAGTGATTTATCCAGGCCCGCAGTCTCGCTATCTGTACCACGGGAAATTGATGGTAGACCCGACTACCGGAAGCAGCTATGCCCAAAAGGGAACGACTAAAGTCCTAACAGACAAAAACCTAGTGTTTAACAAAGCAATGCATGCACAGGCACAATCTCATTGGTTTGAGGCTAGTAAAGCGGAGAATCTGGGGAAATGGGTCCGTGTGGCAGATAAGGCGGTGAAGCGTGAACTCTGAAGACAAAAAGCCCCGTATTCTGGCGGCAGCAGAGGAAGTGGACAAGATATCCCGCTCTATGCTGGTGTGGGCCAACACCTTCCCGGAGAAGCCGGTGGACATCATCAAGTATGAGTTCCTGACCGCCGACCAGGGGGACGAAACTGGAATGGCCCTGTCCACCATCCAGGGGACCTATATCACAAAGCGGTTTATCCTGGGCGGCTATCAGGCGGAGTACCAGTTCAAGCTGATTTACCGCATCAAGCCGGGGCGAAGCAATGACAAGCGCCTGGAGGCGGATGAGATGCTGAACCACTTCGGCGACTGGGCAAGAAAAAATCTCCCGGATTTGGGAGACGAGATTCGGGCGCTCCGGGTGGAGCCAACCACACAGTCCTCCAAGTTCGCCGCCTATGAGGACGGCTATGAGGACTACCAAATTTTAATGAAGCTGACCTACGAGGTCGGCGTGTGAAAGGAGAAGCAAAATGCCTAATTCTGATTTAACATTTAACACCACGCCCGGCCAGACCGTGGGCCGAGAAATGTTGATTGCTTATTTAAACACAGGGGAAAATGAGACACCTAAGTGGTCTCCGATCGGCAAGCGAGTGGAGGACAGCTCCTCCGAATACGACTGGCAAACCGAAACAAAAGTGGATATTTTCGGAAATACTTACACAAACGGAAAGAAGCCTACAATTACTCAGTCATTTGATCCGTGTGAACTGGATGCAGACGATGCGGCACAGAAGAAGATTTGGAATTTGGCTATCAAAGATCAGAATGTCAATGCTTTGATGAACCAAGATATGCTGATAGTTCATCTGTATGCAGGAACAGCCAACACGGCGGTGTTTGCGGAGCGGTATTCTTCCTGTTCCATTCTTCCTAGTGGGCTCGGAGGAGAAGGGGGCGGCACCATCGGAATGCCTCTTGATGTGACCTATGGAGGAACACGGACTGTTGGAACAGCATCTATTAGCGGCGGAACAGTCACATTTACAACGGAAGAAGTAGGGGTCTAATACATGAAAGAATTGAATTTTGATAGCGGACTCGTTACCTATTCATTAAATGGAAAGTGTGAAGTATCCTTTAACCCAACTGACAGCAATTTTGTAGAGCGTCTGTATTCTGCTTTTGAGGACTTGGACAAGAAGCAGGAGAGCTACAAGGCGCAGATTGAGAAGATGGCGGACAAGAAGGAAATCTTCGAGTTTGCCAGGGAGCGGGATGCGGAGATGCGCGGCATCATCGATGGCGTATTTGATGCGCCTGTGAGCGAGGCGGTGTTCGGAGGGATGAATGTCTATGCCATTGCAAACGGCCTCCCCGTATGGTGCAACCTGATGATGGCGGTTATGGATGAAATCGACACAACATTCACCAGAGAGCAAAAGCTGACCAACCCGCGCATCAGCAAGTACACGGCAAAATATCAAAAGTATCAGAAGAAGTAACCAAAGGAGCACGCCATGAGCTATGGACTTCCAAAAAGCGTGGAGATAAACGGGAAAGAGTTTGCTATCCGCTATGATTATCGGGTAATTCTTGATATCTTCGAGGCCATGAACGACCCGGATTCCAGCGAGGAGGACCGCGCTCTTGACGTGCTCCAGATCTTCTACATCGACTTTGACGAACTGACCGACTATGACGCGGCTATGAAAGAGGTGTTCCGGTTCATCAACGGAGGAGAGGAGCCACGGGAGCAGAGAGGTCCCCACCTTGTGGACTGGCCGATGGACTTCCCCCGCATCATCGCCCCGGTCAATCGCGTGCTGGGCTATGAAGCCCGCGCTGTGGACTACGACATCGAAACTAACACGGGCGGGATACACTGGTGGACTATTCTCTCTGCTTATTCGGAGATTGGAGACTGTTTATTCGCACAGATCGTCCGAATCCGCGACAAGAAGGCCAAGGGCAAGTCGCTAGACAAGTCTGACCGGGAATTTTACCGCAAAAACCGTGACATCATCGACATCAAGCAGACTTACAGCGAGGCGGAGAATGACCTTGTGAACCTCTGGACTGGGGCAAAATGAAACCGCCCCCGAAGGGGCGGCTATGATCATCGTATCGTACATTTTGTCAATTGAACTTGAGCAAGAGGGATTCCATCACACTCACCAGCGATTGTGATGTAGTCCCCATCCTTCAACTGTGCAATCAAATCCGTCTGGCCTCCGTCCTTCGGGAAGAAACACTGGATAGGATAAAGCCCATAACCATCGTTTGTTTCAAGCGAAATACACGGTGCTTTTGTCAAGACATCCTGCCCGATGTTCTGAATCGTGCCAGTCACCACTAAGATTTTATCTTTATACAGCGCATCGGCATTCACTGCATTCTCCTTGTACGCCGCCCACAAGCTGGTGGCTGAGATGGTGATTTCTTCCGGCTGGGGGCTTTCTGTTGGATTGGCAGACGACTGTGTTGGCGTAGTATATGGTTGGCTTAAATTGGGGCCATCGTTTGACGGCCTATCAGAGCGGCCCCCAAAAGTAAGAGATACAGCGGCAAGCACGGCAACGACAATTACTACCGCAAAGGCAATATTTCCTTTGCTTCTCTTGGCTTGTTTCCTTGGAGAGTTCTCAAGATCGAAAGCGGTGGCCTCTGTCGTGTTTGATGCGTATTGACTATCTACCGCAAGATGAGAACCAGATATTTCCGTATTCACGACCCATACCTTGTCTTCTGGCGATATAAGAATCGAAACAGAACAATCTATCTTTTTCCCTTTTTGAAATAAAAGCGTATGCGGCCCATCTTGAGTGTAAACAGAGATTGTGTCCCCATTCCTCAAAGTCCCGACAACCTTACCGTCTAAAAGGACAGTAAAATCAACCGCACAACCCCACATGGACTTCTCCCTTGTGATTATGATTTCTTTATACCCATCCACATAAATCTTCCCCTTCAAGGTGGTGTTTTATATGTCCGCAGACGGTTCCATCGTCATTGAGACCAATATTGATGATAAAAACGCACAGCGGGAATTGACCCGCCTGAATAAACAAATTAAATCGATCGAGGATCAGCTTGCATCTAAAAAGCAGGGGCGACTACCCCTTGAAAATAACCTGAACTCGGTCAACGCAAAGCTGGACGAGGCCCGGAAGCGGCTGGCAATGCTCCAGGATGAGCAGAACGCCATTAACTCCGCTATGCAAGCGGGAGCGACCGCAGATGATTATATGCGCGCCTATTCAGATAGCCCTATGGTCGAGGCCGCTCTGAAACAGCAGCAGGCCGAAGTTGACGCTATCGAAAAGGAGTGGAAACAGGCCGACAAGGCTCTTTCCGCTTACGATTCTAAGATTTCAGGTCTGGAGGCTAAACTGAACAGTGCAAAGGCGGAGGCCGGAGGTATCCAGCAGAATATGGCTAAAGCTGGTCCATCCTCCGAAAAGATGGCAAAATCCGTTGACAAGGCGCAGAAAAGTGCAAGTAAATTCTCCATGCGTCTGCGGGAGGTTATCAGGAGTGCACTGATCTTTACCATCATCTCGCAGGCACTTGCAAAATTCCGCGAATGGATGGGCAAAGTCATTAAGACGAATGACGAGGCTCGTGCTGCGATTGCCCGCTTGAAGGGTGCTCTGCTCACATTGGCACAGCCTTTAATTGAAGTCATTATACCAGCGTTTACCAAGTTTGTCGATATACTGGCCAGAGTTATTTCGATGGCGGCGCATCTTACTGCGGCCCTTTTTGGGACTACAGCAGAACAAGCTGCTGAGTCCGCAGAAAATCTATATGATGAAACAGAAGCCATTGAGGGAACCGGGCAGGCAGCGGAGGAAGCAGAAAAGTCCCTTGCATCATTTGATGAGATCAATCAGCTTTCAGGTGGAAGCAAAAAAAGTTCCAATAAAAATCAGGAAATTGCACCCGATTTTTCCGCAGTTAATCAAAACAGCAGATGGTTACAACAAATGATGGAAAGCGTATCTGCGTGGGTCCCAACTGCTCTGATGCTTGGAGGAATCGCGCTTGTCGCAATCGGTGCATCAATGGGAAGTCTGCTGCTCGTTATTTCCGGCCTGCTACTGCTCGGAACCGGGATTACATTTGCTAGAGAAAACGAACAACTTCGGTCTTGGGTCGATGCACTTGGGCTGAACAGTGTACAGGAATTTGTGGTCACCGCTGTTATCCTTGGCGGAATTGCGATGGTGGCAATCGGAGCGGCAACAGCAAATATACTGCTCGTGATAGCTGGTCTTGCTTTGATTGGTGTGGCTGTTACATATACGGCGCAGAGCGGTATGATGCAAGACTGGGCAGAAACCCTTGGACTTTCGAGAGCGGCGCAGTTTATAACTGCTGCACTTCTTATTGGATTTGCGCTTGTCTGTATTGGGGCTGGTCTCGGGAACATTTTGATGGTGATATCCGGTATTGCTTTATTCGCTGCAGGAGTGTATGTGGGCATTGAAAGCGGGACACTGAAATCATGGGCGGAGACGCTTGGGCTTGATTCTGCGTTTGAGTATGTAGCAGCCGCTATCCAAATTGCCGGGATTGCGCTAATTTGCATTGGAGCGGCAATGACAAACATCTTTATGGTTGTCGCAGGGGCAGTTTTACTTGCGGCTGGTATCACTATAGAAGTGCTTGGGGAGCAAACGTTGATGGTATGGTGGGAAACGCTAAAGCTCACGACTGTTGCCCAGTGGATTTCTGTAGCAATACTTCTAGCCGGAATTGCAATGGTCGCCATTGCGGCAGCTACGGCGAATATTCCGCTGTTGATTGCGGGCGCAATCGTTCTTGGTCTTGGAATTGTTGCTTCAGTAAACGAAGGACATTTGCAGGACTGGGTTGAAACATTGGGACTTGAAAAAGTAATGGGATATGTAACTGCTGCAGTTTTGCTTGTCGGGATTGGCCTTGTTGCAATAGGACTTATGACCATGAATATTTCTATGTTCCTGGGGGGCATGGCTTTGCTTGTAGCAGGGTTGGTTATCGGGAATGAAAGTGGAACACTTCAAAGCTGGGTTGAAACTTTGCATCTTGAAGAAGTGGCTGGATGGGTTTCCA